ATAGTGAATAAAATATTCTGTTTTTCTTTTTGTTGGATCGTCTTGTCTATAGTTACGATAGATAGATAAAACTTTTCCTGAACCTTCTTCGATTGTAACTATGTATGGAATTTTTATTCCTGTAGGTTCACCTTGATCCATGTCTTCAAAACCCGGAATATCTAAATCACAGTGTATCTCCAACAGAGTATAGATGTCTGTGTTAGCAGGTTTAGTTTCACCTTGTATGTCATTATATTTTTCTTGTGTTTTTGATTCTTCCTCGTACGGATCATTTAGTTCAACGTCTCTGTAGAATCCTGCGAACTGAGCCTTCCTTAAATCATTGCTTGTCATTTTTACAATGTGTGTAACTCTTTCACAGGTATCTAAATCTGTTGAAAGATACGGAACAACTAAATCTTCTGCTGGTACAAACTTTGCAACTGGTCTTGCTAAGTCTGCATCATAATAAACTTTTTTAAAACTTGACCCTGCTAGTGGCAAATAAAATAATAACTGATCCATGTCAGGATCGTAGTCTTCCATCTCATCTGTGATCAGATAGTTCATGTAATCTTTTACACGCTGTGCTTGTTGTTCTACTTCTGTAGTTACATCTCCAATAATATTACATTTTACTGGACCACCTGCTGGTAATAATTCTTTGTAAGCTTGTGATTGAAATTGTGTGACACTCTCTGCTAGTAATGGATGTGTAACACCACTTGCACCTTGAAACGGTTGTGAGCGTTCGTTGTATTTAAAACCAAGTAGGTCTAGACCTTTGGTGTATGAGTCTATCCAATCCGATCGTGACTCTTTATCATCTTCGTACTGTTGTCTTAACTCACTTGATAGACTGTTTAACTCATTATCAGGTAAAACTTCTGCTAGATTTGTTGAAAAGTCAACAGCAATCTGTTCTTCTTCCATTGCCCCAACAATAGCTCCACCATCTTCTGTAGGTGTGATTTCTGCACCAATATCCTCGACTAATTGAACATCTGTAGGTGATTCATCAGTTAAAGGAACTGTATTCTCTGGGTTAATTGGTCTATCTACTGCCATTATGTTATTAAAGTTTTCTTTTGTTTTTTCTTTTGTATAGCACTGAAACCTTTGGCTTGCACGAATTTATAATACTTTGCTTTGGGATTTGCAAAAGAAGCTTCTTTTTTGTCCTCTTTTGTTTTCTTTTTCTTGGTGCCTTCGACCGTGAATCCCTTGACAATACTCATCAGTAATAACTTCTTTCCATAGGTAACTGTTCTAACATCGGTGGATCCTCATAATCCTCCGGATGTACAGCTAATCCAACTTGACGATAACGCATCAAAGCTTGTGTTGTGCTATCAACCAAATCATCATGATCACCATAAGGGAAAGCTGCACATTCTTCAATCAATTCTTGCGCCCACTTCTCATCTGGTGCCCAGACTTGCCCCGCCTCAAAGAGAGGAGAAACTGAATTAACTCTGACGTGTTTATCATTACCTTTGCTCGGTGTAAAGTTTACGACAGGTATTCCGACTCTTCGTAGCTCTTGCGTGAGCGGTGTACCACTGGCCTTTTGTTCTATAATCACGGTCTCTGGCTCCCAATAATTATATTCTTGCATCGAGATTCTTTTGAGCTCTGGAAAATCCCAACGTCCTTTTTTGACATCAAGCAAAATTATATTAGGCGTAGTCTCGTTATGCAAGAACACACCCCACGTTGTAATCGCTGAAAAGTCTGCTGTTTCTTTTTTACTGTAGGCCGTATCGTAGCTTTGAATCACATGTTGCAAACTAGGGAGGGAGGGCCTATCCCAAATGTTCCACCACTCTCTTTTGATAATTGAACCTTCCTCTGAGGTAGGATTCTGTTGCCACTGTGCATTCCATTTAGCCACAGACAGTGAGGCTTTGACCGATTCTAATTCGTGTAGTTTCCAATACTGTGGCCACACAGGTTTATCTTCTAAGATTGCAGGAAACTCAATCACGTCCCATTGATCTGCTTTGACATCTGTTTGTGCTTTCATCAATTGACCTGTCAAATCTTTTGTTGACCATCTGGTCATGACGATAACAATCTTGCCTCCCGGCTGAAGACGCTGCCTAGGTCCAGACGTATACCACTCGTAAGCTGACTCCATTGCCGTCTCAGACAATGCATCTTGCTCGGAATGTGGATCATCAATAATTAATAAATCTGCACCACGTCCTGTAATTGCACCACCGACACCTGCTGCAAAATATTCTCCGCCTTTGTTTGTTTCCCATCTGCCCGCAGCTTTAGAATCTTGAGACAACTCGATATTATCAAAGACATCTTGAAAAGTATTTTCTTCCATGAGGTTACGAACCTTTCTACCAAAGCGGTAGGATAGTTCTGCTGTGTGTGTTGTTTGAATGATCTTGAGCCGTGGATCACGGCCCATCATCCATGCTGGAAATAAAAATGATGCAAATTCTGATTTGGTATGTCTGGGTGGCATATTTACGATTAGTCGATTTATCCTCCCCTCCGCCAAGTCTTGAAACTTTTCTGCAATTTTTATGTGATGGGGCCCCTCTACAAACTCTGGCCATACTTGTTTCACAAATTTTATAAAATTATTCTGGGCTAATGTTTTTAATTGAAATGTTTTTTTACGTAATAATAATTTTTTCTTGAGAGTATCTAACTCTTCAGGAGTCATATTATCGTAATTAACAATACGCTTGAACTGTTCTATTTCGGACATCAGATGTTTATACCATATAGTCTGTATGTGCAAAAGTTTATATATACAATAACCTATATTGTGCTACGCTCTTTTTAGGGGTTGTCCCTCCTGTGATTTTATGATTTGGCAAGAAGCACAAAATGAGCCTCACGAATGGAACTAGAACCAGGACTAATAAAAAAGTTATCCACAGGTATCTAAAATAAATAAAAATAAATTGAAACAATTTAGAATTTTAGCCGTTTACCTATATAAGATATTATAGTAATTTTACTATAATTTTCTTGACATGTATTATATGGGATAATATATGTTAATTATCTTTTAACAACGGAGAAACTATGTTTAAAAAAGATATATTAAAAAAAGCAATTAACAATAAGTTGTTTTCTGTTGAGTTTGTTAAAGCAGACAAAACAAAAAGAACTATGCTTTGTAAGTTGCCCACCAATGAAAAGTTTTTTAGTGGTGGAGAATTAAAAGGCGATAGAAGTCACTTATTAGAAGTGCTTGACGTCACAGTATTAAGAAAGAATCCAGATGAGCCAAAAAAAGCTTGGCGTTCTGTTAATCTTAATACTTTAACAAGTCTAAAAATTGGGGGTGTAGAATGGGTATAAATTCTGATGTAGTTTTCAAATATGAAAACAATATTGAAATTATGTGGAATGGTTCGGCAACTTTCAATGTATTCGTAGATGGTAAAAATGTAAATTGTTTTACTGAATATGATATTGAAACTATCGAACAAGCTCAACGCTCGGCTGATGAATGGTTAGCGATGGAGCTTGAAGAAGAAAAGTTGAGGTATGCAGATGCCTATTAACAATAAAGATATGTTGGGCGATTTAAATCGCCCAACAAAATGGCTCGAGAAAATTTTTCTTAGTGAAGAAGAAATGTTTACTGGCTTGGCATATGCTGTTGAAGATGTTCATGTTTATCAACATGATTATAAAACAATCAATGGACCACATGGGGTGGAATACATGTTAATGATCGAGGTTCATAACGATACTGAAAATCCTCCTGGATTTACAGCAGATGCTTTTGAAGCAAGTTATGATGACTATTCAGTGGGGTACGAAGATGCTTAAAAGAATGTTAGCTGTCTTGATGTCGACCGGATCTATTTGGTTTACATTTTGCTTAGCTGTTTTTATACTCGGGTTAATTTTCCCGCACTATTTATGATAAACTTTATAGCTGCAGCTTTGAGCTGCAGCTTTATTAATGAAAGGATAATGATGGAACAAATGCTATTGGATAAAGTTCAGATCCTAGAAGACCAGCTTGGTAGGACCGAAGACGCATGGTTAAAAAGAATATGGATAGATAAAATAAATGATCTGATGCGCAAGGTCTCAAGAATTAGAAAATAAAATAAGGGGGCAATGCCCCCTTGATTATGCTCTTAATTTTTCTAGAAGTTTAGCGACTGCCTTGTCACTGAAACCCCCAACATGCCATTCATAAATATCATTTAGTTCTAGACCCTCGGCTTCCCCTAAATAATTTTTACCATTCTTCCAATTATAAAGAGTGGCTACTGTGCCATCAGCAAATTCAAAAGCCCATTCAACATCTGTTTTATAGTTATCACCATTTGGGTCGTGAGGTTCGCCAAATGTTTTTACAAGTTGGTCATAACTTGCTTTTATATATCCTTGGAGAAAAGTTCCCCCAACATTTGTAGTCTTTTCCATAATCAAACCCTTTCTTTTAATTATGTATTGACTATGGGATATTTTGTATATAATGTCAAATCATAATTTAACAAAGGAGTGAATTATGCCTAACTGGACTGCAAATAATGTTTTGTTTGTTGGTAAAGAAAAACAACTTAAAACATTAAAAGATATGTTGAAGTCAAAAGATAATGATTTTGATTTCAATAACATTATTCCAATGCCAAAGAATATTTTTCGTGGCAACCTCGGTAAAGAGGAAGAAGAAAAGTATGGAGATAATAATTGGTATCGTTGGAGTATTGATAATTGGGGGACGAAGTGGAACTCTGTCGGCACTCGTGTCGAATTAAAAGATGGATCTTTGTATTACACTTTCGATACTGCTTGGGATTGTCCTCGTGAAATCGTGAATGCATTAATGAGAATGAGAAAAACAATTCTCAAAGATATTAAAATATCTTGGGAGTGCATTCACGAAGATGGATACGAAGAAGAAACAATAATAGACATAGAGGAGGACTATGAAATCAAAGAAACCACTTGATCAAATGACAGATAAAGAAAATTTAGCCGAGTGGACTAGGAGGGCGAGAGCCTTCCTAGTTGGCAAAAGAATAGTTGACGTGAGATATCATTCAGAAAAAGAAAACGATGATATATTTTACGAAGACTACGGTCGCAATGTTCGGATCGTCTTTGATGATGGACACTGGATTACACCGAGTCGCGATGATGAGGGTAATGGTCATGGTGTACTTTTCACAACTGACGATGAGCATGGTGCAGAAGTGATACCTACAATTGGGTATCACAATTAACACTCCTTGACCCGGGGCTTTTTAGCCCCTGGTTTATTCAAGCTGCAATGTAAAACTGGTTTGAAACGTCTTTGCAGCTTGATTAAGCCGCAAGGCACAAGGCCAGCTAGCATGTCCGACTGAACAAGCCGAATTGTTAGCTGGCAAGGCGCAAGATTTTAATTGACATTGTATGAGATTTATCTTATATAATAATTGAGTCAGGAGTGGAGGAGAACCTTGAAAATATAGGCTTCCAAAAGTAGCAATACCTGAAGCCCTGACTCATTAAGGAGTAAATATATGTTAGATACATTAACTAATAAATACTTGCCGGACTTTACAAAAGAAAAGGTGAGTAAAGAAGAAGCTGCAGAGCTGCTATACCAGGCGCTCTGTAAACATGCGAAAGACGTGGGCCATGATCCAGCTTGGGAAATTTTCAAGCAACCGCATGAAGATAGCCCAAAGGGGATTATAGTTTCATACGAAGCTGGCCCTTACGATTGGGGCGTGGGCTACTCTTTGAGCTCCCATCCTGAATCATACGACATGATGAATAACCCGCAAGATTGGTACCTAGAATGTTACTATGGGTTCGATGTTATTTTCTGTGACAAATAGATATCCTGGCCGCCAATTGGCGGCCTGATTTACTCAAGCTGCTGGTGGCGAAGCTTCCAGGACCAGCAGCTTGATTAAGTTACATGGTCCAAAAACCAGGGTTCAAGGTCACAAGGCTCATGGATTAGGGCGCAGGGTTCAAGGCTCAAGCCTAACTTTGCAAGTCTCAAGGCACAAGATCCAGAATAAATCGAGATGCCTCCTCGTCCGAGGGGGGTGGCCATGATAAACGAACAACCACCATTCGTATTATGGCTCATATGCCATGATATTTGACCAGGAGAGAGCTTGACTTTGTTACCCGTAGTTACCTTAAGCTCTATCCAGAACTGTCCTCGTTGTTTATCTGTGATCTTATAAACGGCAAGGACATCAGGCAATCCTAACGGAGTGACTGCTTCGATTCTTGTTAAGGTAACTTTTGTAAATTTATCTTTGATTCTTTTCCAGAATCTCGTCTCCGGTTTCGTTGTCATTTACTTCACTATAACTCCCTTCGATAGACAATTTCTTGTCCATATCTCGTAATAATTTATCAACTTCTTCACGATTCAATTGATCTATACTGCCATGCATTATCTCTTTTCTGTCAATGTAAAGACCACCAACTTGACCCCTGGATTTTTCA